GTGTATATCTTACTATTGAAGCCTATATCTTTATAGAACTTGACTTCTACAGTAAATAGATTTTCTTTGTCAGGCACCATGCAATCTCCTTTGATCTTTCCACTTCCAGATCCTGGAGTTTGTACCCATTTCTCATCTGTAAGTCGTTCAAGCATAGATAATACTTGTTGCTCACCTCGGTTACCTTTTTGTCTAGGATTAACCAAGTTCGAGCCTACTTACTTTTTCTTCTTTTACTACTTCTATCTTGGCTAGTAATGGGTGAGTCCAGCCATGTGATACTATGTAAGTATTCAAATTTTCCTCTCTTAGTAGAAGTTCTACTAGTCGTTCCTTTCCTTGCTCATCTAAAACATTTGTTACTTCGTCTAAGAATAACACATTTATTTGAGACTTAGATATACTACTCATTAGTTTACGAATTGCTAAAAGTGTTGAAGTGTTAACTCTTGCTAACTCTCCCGCACTCAAAGCTAATATATCTACAGTTTTGCCATTATCATCTATTTCTACATTAAGTTTATCATTTAATACGACAAACTCAAGACTAAATCGTCCATCTGATAACTCAGCAAGGTATTCGTTTGTTAGTTCTTCGAGATCTTTTACAAGATTCTCAATTTTATATGCTAGTAGTCCATTTGTACTAAAAGCTTTTTTAAGTATATCAACATTAGCAAATCTATCATTAGCTTCCGCTAATTGTTTTACTAGATCTGCATGTTGATCTTCAAAATCTGTTTGTTGTTCTTCAATAATTGAAAGTCGAGTATTGTGTCTTTCTCTACGCTCATTTTCTTCTATGACTTCGTTTACTCTTTCTTGTCTATTGCTTATTCTTTCTTTCAATTTAATTATTTTGTCTTGCACTTCTTCTGAGTCTGGAATCTCTGCTGGTAAAGTTTGATCTATACTTCTATATATTTCTTCCCAACTGTTTATCTTCTGTTCCATTTGTTTCAACATCTTATTGTCATAGTTTATGTCTGTAAGTCTGTCATTTGCTTCTTCTAATTTTTCAGAATATGCTGTGCGTGCAGTTTGATGCCTATGTAATTCTTTTCTAATAAAAGCTAAGTCTATGTCTTGACCACAGGTTGGGCATCCAGCATCATCTAGTTCCTGCAAGTCCATATATTTCTTAACCATTCGTACTTCTTGAGCACCCTGTGATTTTATTTCACCAATCTCTTCTACTAAACGCTCTGTATCCTGCCATTCATTGTTGTCAACATACTCTTTCGCTAGTCCTAAATCTATGGACTCTAACTGGCTTTTATATAAATTATTTTGATTTATTTTTTTCGTAATTTCTGAGATATTTTGGAATTCTATTTGTAAAGATCGCAAAGCTTCTTCATCTTCTTCCGAGTAAAATGGTAATTCTAATTTCGAAAGTAGTGATGTATCTTCCAAATAATTATCTGATAACCACTTATCGATTGTGTCAATTTTCCCTTGTATGTGAGAAACGTCTCCAGCTAAATTTCGTGATAATTCTTTAAAAACATCAAAGTATTTTACATAACTATCTAATTGTAATAAATCTATTAGGAATCTTTTTCTATTAGTGTCGGTGGCAGTCAAGAATTGTAAACTAGCATTAGTATTCTGATAAACAATCTGTGAGAAAGTTTTAAAATCTATACCAATTACTTCTTCTAAAGTCTTATATGTATTTGTAGCTGTATGACTAGATATATCTTCTCCGTTTTTGTAGAGTTTTACTTTTATATTTCCTCTACGAATAACTTCAATTAAATACTCGTCATCTACAACATCAAAAGACAAAGAAATATCATAGCCTTTATTGACTTCACGATTTGGTATTTCTGCTTTTTTGATTCCTTTTGAGTTTTTATTAAACAAAACTTCTTCAAGAATCAAAGGAATGGAACTTTTACCTGCTCCATTTGTGCCGATTAATTGTGTAACTATGGTATCATTAAGATCTAACTCATTATTTTCACCATAACTAAAACAATTACTCCATTGTAACTTCTTTAGCGTAATCACTAAACACTCCTAAAATATTTTTAACTTTACTGTCGTCTAACTCTAATATATAACTTAGGTACTCTCCTAATTCTTCTTCTATTGTCATTTCTTTGCCGAGTATTAGAGTGGCTTCTGTCTTTCTTTTTATAACTTTTTTGTCAAGTAATTCACTATTTTTGATATTACTTAGATCAGATACATCTCCTTCAATTTCATATATAGTATGATCAAACTCTGTTTGAACCATTTCACTAGGATCTGTAACTGTTTTACGAATTAATTGTGGTAGATCAAAAGTATGCCATGTCCATTGAAATCCATCATTATCATCTATCATCAGATATCCTGTTTCCACATTGTTTCTGTGAAAACTAGTAGTCATAGGACTGCCAGGATATACTATGTTTCTTTGTGTATTACTATGTGCGTGTAAGTCTCCTGCAAATACAACTTTGAATTTATCAAAGCGTGATAAATCTACTTCAGGTTGTACATGAGGTGGTATCTCTCCACGAACATGAGTAAAGAGTATTTGAGAATTTATATCCTCAATACTGTTTTTTCTATGCAAGTCTGCATAAGGTAATATTGCATAATTACTAAAATCATCTACAATAGTTTCGTCTATAACTGTTACTAATGAATTCAGTTGTTCTGTAACTTTTTTTAAATTTGTAAAAAATGTTTTGTTTTTGCGTGTTGCTTCGTGGTTACCATCAAATATAATAGTGCGCACTGTGACACCCTTTACAAAGTCAAAGTAAAGTGTTAGTTCATCCATGCTGGGAACTCGATCAAACAAGTCCCCACCAATGATGTGCAGGTCAACACCTTTTTCTAAGTCATGAACTTGTTCAAAAAACATTTCATAGCGTGCACATGCCCAAGGCAGTGGTACATTCTTTTGACCTAGCTTTATATGCCAATCTGCTGTAAATAGAATCATCCTACGAACTCATCTCCGAGTGTCCAAGAACACCCTGTAAGACCACCAGCCTGTAAGGCTTGTAGTGTTCGTAAAACTTCGATTGCGTTTCTTCCTGTATCTAACGCATTTACTGATACATGTTGAATTGTTCCTTCAGGATCAATAATGAAAGTTGCTCTGTAACAAACTCCATTCTCCTCATCAACTATTCCTAGTTCACGAGAAAGCCTCAGACCACAGTCTGCTGCAAGAATATGCTGTATATCTCTAATTAAAGAGTTATCTTTTTTCCAAGCAAGTTTACAAAATTCATTATCTCCACTCACACCAATAACATCACAATGAGTACTTAATTCATCCATTGCTGCTATTTCTGTTGGGCAAATGAAAGTAAAATCTTTTGGGTAGAAATATACTACTGTCCATTCGGGCAGCAGTACATCTACGTCAATGAAATCATTTTCTTCATTCACACCTTGCATATGTAAGTTTGGAAATTTGTCGCCTACTGTTAACATAACTTTCTCCTATGTAATATCAAATTCATCGGAGACAGTTTCGTCAGGAGTAGAGTTACTAGCCCCTTCTCGTAATCTGTCAAGTAGTTCTTTTTGTGCATCCGCTGTTGGTCGAGTAAGTACTTCGTCCATTGACTTAAGTTCTGCAATGAGTTCCATTTCAGAATCGTCTAACTCTCTTGGTTTGCATTTGAGAGCCTGTAGTTGATATTCAACATTATAAGCCATTGGTCCAGTCTTAACTCTCTTAAAGTAAACATCCCAACCAGTTTTAGGATCAGTTGGATCACCAAGATCTTCTGCTGCAACCATAATCTGCTCGAGTAATTTTTTCTTTAAGTTTAGTACTTTGACTTTTCCGTCATGAATACACTGGATAGCATAAGACCAACCGCATTTAAGATCAGGATGATATTCTCTTACCCAGTCTTTTTCTACATTGGTAAATGCTTCTGCGTCTCTATCGAATGATAGACACTCGAATGGTAAATTCTTACCGTTTTCGCCTTTCAACCAGTAAACATAGCGAGGAAGCATATCCCCTACCATTCTTACTTTGTTGTCGCCTTCGACATATTGATAACTGTCGATTTTATTCTTTTGGGCTTCGCCCTTGGTTTGATTAAATTTTATTGCCATTTTAATTCCTTTAAAGTGATTTCTTCAAACAAAAAATGTATTCTGTCATTTTCTATTCGTAGTAATCTATTGTTTTTAATACTGTCCTCGTTCCCTGTAAAGTGAAGGAGGTCTAATGTGGTATCTTTGTTTTTCTGATATTCAAAATAATTACGCAATGATGCGATACCTGCATACTGTGCAATCTCGCCATCTGAATATCTCCTTCTTTGAATGAATAACGCTTCTGGGTTTACTAGGAATGAATCCCCATGAAAACTTTTAGTCCAGA